AAGAAGCAAGGTCCTTGTCAACTTTCACCTTGAGAATGTTCCCGTCCAGGAAAGACTTGAACCCACCTTCTATGGTAGCATCGTCAAGGTCCTTCTTGAACCACAAGCTCTTGTTTACCTTGGTAGCAGCTAGAATACTTTTTTCTACACCATCAACAAACTTGGCAAACTTGGAAGAAACTTTAAGGGAAGCAATATTTGTCAGAGGCTCGTTAAGCACAACAACCGGTGTCTGGATCACAAGAGGTTTAGAAAATGGCACAATATACATACCATTCTCCTTGCGCATTAGTGAGAAATGTTCTACCACAGGAGAAACATCCTCGTAATACCGAATGGAAATGTCTTCCTCGGGAGACAAATCGTGTGAAACCTCAAATACAGCATCCTCCTTAACTTCCTCGACTTCCTTATCATCTTCCTCGACTTCCTTATCACCTTCCTCGACTTCCTTATCACCTTCCTCGACTTCCTTATCATCTTCCTCGACTTCCTTATCTTCCTCGACTTCCTTATCATCTTCCTCGACTTCCTTATCTTCCTCGACTTCCTTATCTTCCTCGACTTCCTCATCTTCCTTGACTTCCTCATCTTCCTCGACTTCCTCATCTTCCTCGACATCAGCATTGTCATCAATCAATGACTCGTTGCCAGGGAGAACAATTTCATCAATGGCCTCGATACCCACATCATCATCGCTCTCACTGTCCTCCTCTTCATCAATGATGGTTTCCAAGTCAACATCGGTCTCAAGGTCCACCTTGATTTGACGAGGGAAGTGCTTGCTCAGGGGGCCTGGGGATTCAGCAATGCGATGCATTTATTTCTTCGCACATAAAACTTTAATCCTTTTTACGCAAATTAGGCGATCCAGTCAAACTCCTCGCCAAAAGCATCGGCCTCATCATAGCTATCAAACTTTTCGATGCAGAAGTCAGGCTTATTCTTCTCCTTATCAAGAGTGCCGTTCTCCTTTGCGATCATAACGCACCGACTGGCATTGATACTACTGAGTATGTCCGTATAAAGCTGGCGGAGCATCGCAAGCTCGGCGACCATCCGCTGCTCATACTCGAACAATTCCTTATGCATCGCAAACATCTTCTTGAGGAATGCCAAGTCACTCTTGGGAAGATGATCATCAAAAGTCCTGACAAACATGTTATCCTGGTGGAAATAACCAACGGGGATAATGCTCCTCATGTATTCGGTATAAGAGACCTCCTCAATGGCCAGGTCAATGAGGTGGCGGATCTCGCTCAGGCGGACGTTAACGGGGAAAGAGCGGTGGACCATGTTGGTTGTTTGGGAGCTTTGGGAGCTTTGCGAGCTTTGGGAGCTTTGGGAGCTTTGGGAGCTTTGGGAGCTTTGGTTGTTTGGGAGCTTTGGGAGCTTTGGTTGTTTGGGAGCTTTGGGAGCTTTTTGTTTGGTAAAGATAGAAGAGCAACTGATGTCTTTTATGCCTTTCTGGGGCACCGGGGTCAAATGACATTTCCCTGGGTCAAATGACAACATCCGGGATCAAATGACAAGGAAACATAGCACGCACATCATATAATATCGACACATTAAAGATAATGATATTTATCTGTAAAAAATCACACATAAATGGGTTTCATTTACAAGCTCACGCTCAAGAAGGAGTCCAGAAAAGCGTACATCGGGCAAACAATTCGTGATATCCATAAACGTTTGGAAGAACACCAACTTGAGAGCAGCGGGTGTAGGGCAATCTCGTCTGCCATCAAGAAGCACGGGTGGGATAACTTTGACAAGGAGTGGTACGAGGTTCCCGACGAGGACCTCAATTTCTATGAGGAGATGCTGGTGGCATTGCTTGGAACTCTCGCGCCTGGTGGGTATAATCTCATGGAAGGTGGTGGTTCCACTGGCAAGCGAAGCGAGGAAACCAAGCAAAAGATGAGCGAAGCAATGACCGGTGAGAAGCATCCTATGTATGGGAAGACCGGTGAGAAGCATCCTATGTATGGGAAGATGCTAACCGAGGAGACCAAGAAAAAAATCAGCAAAGCAAAATCCGGTGAGAAGAACCCTATGTTTGGAAAGGAACACACTGATGAAACCAAGCAAAAAATTAGTGAAGCACTATCTGGTGAGAAAGCTTTTTGGTATGGGAAGACACACACTGAGGAAAGCAAGCAAAAAATGAGCGAAGCAAAATCCGGGAAGGCTCACACCGATGAAACCAAGCGGAAGATGAGCAAAGCAAAATCAGGTGAGAAGAATACCACATCCAAAAAAGTGTATCAATATAATCTTGATGGCACGTATGTCCACTCATACGCTTCGAGTGGAGAAGCGGCACGATCCCTTGGAAAGACTGATGGGTCTTCTATAAGCAAGTGTGCTCGTGGAAAACGACCATCCGCATATGGTTTCAAGTGGTCTTGAGAAGAGTTGTAATTATATAAAATATTACCATATGTAAATATGTCGTCAAGTAAGAAAAGGGTCAGTCCTATATACTCCAAAAAGAAAGGTGGTTTACTTCCTCTCCCACCCAGAAGAAAATTTCGGAAGTCTCCGCCTGCTATGACACCTTCCAAAGCCACCGACAGAACAGAGATTCCACAACCACCCGATCACAAGTACGCGTTAGGAGAGATAGTCCATATATATTTTGACGACCGTGCTACAAAAATAGTAGGTGTGCGTCCGTGGTCTTACACTGGGAAACCCTTGACAAAAGTTTCAACTGAGGGAAAAATTATACAAGCGTCGAACGAAAAAGCTACCGTTGCATATACAAAACCATCTGGGTCGTTCTCTGCTAGACTCAAAGGTGCAACGCCGATGAGCGTTAACGGATATCAACCATTGTTTGCTCTCATGAATTCCGATTTCATCGCGGATGACGTTGAGACATATGCCACAAAGTCGAACAGGAAAGTGGGGGAACTGATAACAGTTTACCTCGACCCCATCAGTGGCCAACCAGTTGAGGAGAAAACAATATACAGCATTCAGGGAAGAATCACGAAGCCAGGTAAGGTTGAAATTCCAAAGACGAAGATAAAAACAGTCGTCGTAAAAGGAAGTCTCCCCCTTGGTAAGCGCATCGAATTGTTCGTGAATGGCGAGAAGACTTCCCTAAAGAAGATGAGCGAAGCATCCGTGCGTGTGCCAGGGACGGTGGTGGATACAAAGGATGGCGTATCCACTCTCAGTTTCAAGATGCCTTCGAAACAAACTGGGCAGTATGTTTCACGATATTCTCCTACAAATGTGACCGGTGCGATTGTCACCGATCCACGATTCATCCGTCAAATATCCCCTGAAAAGCAGCGTGCGATTGCTGCCTTCAAGCCCCCAGTTCCACCTCTGTGTGTTGCTGAGACGTTCAACCCACGGGCCTCCAACAACTGTTTTGTCCAAGGTATGGAAAAGCGTTTGGAGCCAATAAAACAGGCAAAACGTAAATACAAGGGAACGGCGGGTGCAAATGAGTTCTGTGATTTCAGTAACCCAAAGATCCAAGCTCATCAACTGGCAGTTTTTGAGTATGCACGAATTCTCGCAAGCAGAAGTCCGAAGGAAATTGGAGGAATCCGTGGCATGCTGTGCTATCATAGCGTGGGCAGTGGAAAGACGGTAACAAGTCTTGGCATTGCTCTTGCTTTCTGGAAGACTCAGAGAAACATCATCCTTGCAACAACTCCAAACAACATGAAGGATAATAGTCCCGCTGTATACACAGAGAACTTGTTCAAGTTCTATCCGGAATATGTAAAGATGGTGTACAAGGATAAGCCACTTCCAGAATTTACAAGAGGGCCGTTCAATAGAACAGTGCTGTACAAAGGAGTAACCATGACTGCTGATAAGGCCCTGAAGGCCTGGTGCAATGAAAAACCAAACATAAAACCCATGAGCGATCGCATTAGAACATATAGTTTTGTCACCTTTGCAAGTTTCCTAGGGTTTAAGGGCAAGGGAGTACTGGGAAGAGCAGCGGCAGAAGGAGATGCTTTACTATTAGGTTCTCACAGCACACAAAGGCTACCCGGGACCAAACCATCTACCCTCAAAGCCACAGGGTCGGTCCTTATAATGGACGAAGTGCAGTCAATGTTCAAACCGGGAGGAGGAGGAGAGGACTATGTAAACTCCGTAAAGTGGCTGCGGTCCGAGCTCACCAAGTCAAAGTATGCCAAGAGAATGTATGTGTTCGCCCTCACGGGAACTCCAGGTGGGACGGTGAAGGACATCCTCTCTGTGGTAAACTTTGTCCGTCCTCTGAATGTACCAAAAATACGCCCCCAGGACCTTAACACTCACCCAGAGTGGCTAAAGGGATACATTTCTTACGTTGAATTGCGTAATGACACCTCGGTGTATGGCGTAAAGAATGTTAAAAATGTGTTTGCGCAGATGGACCCCAAGTATTACGCTGGGTATCTCAGAATAATTGCAGGTGGCAAGACAACAACTATCGAAGGAAAGGAAAAGGATGATGTGAAGCTCAAGAAGAAGATCACATTCTCAGAAAGTCTTCGCGAGGACAAGAAACCAGGGTATATGGGCCTTGCAATCGGGGCTGGCGACGCATTGACAACAAAGTCTGCTATAACTGGTATATACTCCAAAGAAGAACTGGACAACCTTATGCGCCGAGACATGACGGGGGGTATACCGGCAGCGATAATGTTCCAGGGAAAACCAATTGTTTTGTCTCCAAAAATACGCGACTGTATAAAGAATGTTCTATCGCTAAAGGGAAAACAGTACATCTACGCCATCAACAAGCCCACGGTGTATACCATAATGGCGGCACTCATTGCTCTGGGATACACGGGAGTCACTCCAAGAAATCTCAAAGAGAGCTCGGCAAGTCCCGGTAAGAGATTCTTGTATTATAAGTCAGGGTCCTACACCTTCGGCGGCAAGATAATAAAGATCGGCGAAACTGGTGAGGGGTCCATCAAGCAAATGAAGGACGCTATGGAGAATCCCAAAAACATCAATGGAGATTACATCAAGATAATCATTGCCTCCGACACATATTACCAAGGTCTGAGTATCAATGGTCTCACGGGTGTGCACATTTTGGATCCTCTCCATGATGTAGCAGCTGACATTCAGGCCCTCGGAAGAGCACTTCGACTTTGCGGTCACTCCAAATCATCATCAAAGAATGTCACAATTTACAGATATTTCTCCACAGTGCCACGGACTTTTGCTCGCGATGGTGTCACCAAGAAACAACTGCCCGAACTTGAAAAGATAGACAAGGAAATAAGACGTCTAAACACAGAGGCGGATTTCTCACTGACAAATGGCAGACCACAAGATCGCAGACTCCCAGAGGGCATAAACACGTTTGTTTTTGCGGATGCGGTCCGGTTAAACAAGGCAGTATCACAGACGGAGCAACTGTTAAAGGCCCAAGCTGTTGACTGTCCTATCTATAAGGACTTGTTCCACTCAAGCGAAAACTTCAAGTGTGGTGTCCCCACACGGGTCGATATAGAGGCCTCAAAATCTCCCAGATCAGCCAAGAAGATGACACCAGGAGGAGGTCTTATCCAGCTATCGCCTCTGACGCCCCGGTCATCAAGCTCCAAGAGATCATCTAGTTCAAGAAGATCTTCTAGCCCTAGTCGCCGTAGGCTTACCGGTGTTAGATCATCAAGCCCTCGTAGGACGTCCACAAAGAGAACATCGTCTCCGCGTCGCGCTCTGACTGCGCCAAATTTTTCGCGAACATCTCCCACTTCTCGTTCATCAGCAAGTTCTAGGTCTTCGGGATCTTTCGGGTCGTCATCTCCATCAGGAGTTCTTCGCCAAAGCTCTAGTTCTTCTCGCAAGTGAAAACGTCGATATATATGTATATCGACACATTTAACTTATACTAAGTAATTATCATTTTCACATACAAATGCTTGTTCCATCTAAAGATGATGAATATTTCCCATATGACGTCACTATGTTCTGGGAATTTTTTCGCTGGGAACGATACAAACTTGGGCATATTTATCTTCAATGCTTCAAAAATGGCAAACTATATGCCGGACAATCTATTCAAATTATAGGAAGGCTGAGAGAATATCGCAATGGCAAAGGATCCAACCCACATCATACAAAAGCCATTAAAAACCACGGATGGTCTAATGTGAATGTCATGACAATCAAATGCCCGTGGTATATGCTCGACACAATAGAGATTTTTCTTATTGACTATTATGATTTGACAAACCCACATAAAGGTTATAATAAGACAACCGGAGGACGCAAGAATTGGCATGTTTCTAAGGAGACACGCGCCAAGACATCTGTCAAGATAAAGATGATGTGGGAGCAAAATCCTCATAGAAGAATAAAGTATTCGGTTCGTATGTCTGGCCAAGATAATCCTATGAAAGGCAACACTGGTTGGAATAACCACTTGTTTGGCAAGAAAGGCATTGCCCATCCGGCATTCGGCAATACATGGACAAAAACAATCAAGGATGTCGCAAAGACATCGGGTAAGAACAATGGTATGTATAAAAATGGGCATCTGATATCTGGTGAGAATAATGGAATGTTTGGCAAGAAGGGTGTGGATCATCCGACATTTGGCAAGTCATGGAAGAAGACATCGGAACAGATTGTCAATATTTCTGGTGAGAATAATGGTATATCAAAGCCAGTGTGCGTCTTTGGCAAAATGTATCCGTCCGCGTCGACAGCCAGTAACGCCCTTCGCGCCAAACATGCTCCCAAAAGTGACTATAATTTTATAGCTAAATGGTTTGGCAAAAAGAAGCATCAGCCATACACTTTTCACATTACAAAGGAGTTTTACAAATATGCCACAGAGAACAATCTTGAAAACATCACTCGTGACTTTTATGATAAATGGTTATTACATGTTTAGATCTTGTAAAAGGCACGTGACCTGGGGTCAACAAACTCAAACTTGACCTTAGAGAAAAAGCAGAGGAAGGGGGAAATCTTGACATTCCGTGTGTGGTTGATTTTGTCATGAGACTTGCCATTGTTTTCGGTGTTCCAAGCATAGTTGATCTGGGCGAGCAGACGAGTCTCCCACATAAGACCCATCAAGTCTGCCTTCTTCCTCGTAATCTCCGTCAGGTTTGGGTTGGGAATGATGTAGCGAATGCGGCGATACAGAAAGAGGCCGTGCTCCAGAGCATATTTCATCATATGACCAACATGGTCACCAGTCTTAACATATCCCACATACTGACCATGACGCTGCTTCATGTTAACGGTCTGGCCCAGATATGTCTTATACCGTTTGCCGCCAATAGACTTTGACACGGCAAACTCATATACTGCAGGAATGGGAAGGATTTCCTCAGCAATTTTCGCAATGAGTTCTTCATGACGAGAGCCGTAACCGAAGGGAACGGCAAAGAGCTCCCACTTTGTTCCGCGAAAAAATTTTTTATAGCTCGAGAAGAAACCAGGATGACATTTCTCCCGCAGAGGAAAGTTGAAGTTGGCAATGGGGTAGTTGTGCTTGGCAATGGTAGTCATGATTGCTTTGGTTTTTGTTTGGTGAAGAAATAACTTTTTTCACCAACTTATGTAGACTTTTTGATCCCCAGGGTCAAATGACACAAATAAATGACACCTGTTTTTTCACATCATAAAAAATATTTATAATCATCAGAGTTATGCAGATCATCCAGAATGAGCCAAGTGATTACCCGGTCAGTGACGAAAGTGTGATGGTATATGCAAAGCCTGAAGGCATAAAAATAGATAACATCAAACGGTTTTCAAACACCACCTTAAATCCAAGAGAAATGACTTTTGACAACGTGTATGCGCCTCCGGCAGGAAATGTTGACATACAACCTGTAAAAGACAACGAAGTTCCTTTGACAAAGCGCGTCACTGGCACGGCAAACGAGGGAACATTTGCCCAGTTGCTTTCTCGAGGCCCTCAGGATGTGTTTTTAACATACAGTCCCCAAATGACCTTCTTCAAACAGGTATACCGCAGATACACCAACTTTGCAGTACAGGCAACAGAGGAAAAGTTCAGCACCACCGTGAGGTTCGGGACCAAGAACATCTGCCAGCTGTCTAAAAATGGAGACCTCGTTGGACAAATGAACTTCAGAATAGTTCTCCCAAACCTGAACATTCCAGGAGGTACGTGGGTAAACACCATTGGATACAATTGTCTGGCACTAGTGAGGCTGCGCATAGGAGATGTTGTGGTGCAAGCCCACGAGGGTGTTTACATGGACATCGATGACAAACTGTTCTGCCCAAGTGAGAAATACGAGGGAATATCTAGACTGGTGCGCCGTGATCAAGTCCTGAGCACTGATCAGGCACACGAAATCATAGTGCCACTGAAGTTCTTCAACTGCTGGAGACCTGCAACAAAACAACAACATATACCGATACTCAACCTTAACATAAACACAGAAGTGCTCCTGGAGTTTGTTTTGAAACCTCTTTCCTTACTTGTAAATTTGCCCGCGGGAACATCTATACCAGATATACCAAATGTCGATGCGGGTGTCTTGGCAGACTATGTGTACCTGGACGACTATGAGAAGTACAGATTTGCGCAAAACCCAGTCACATACCTAATAGAACAAACCCCCATCATAGACACACCAACGTACCTCACTTCAAACGGAGGAGCAACAATACAACAAGACAAGGTCGATGTCCAGCTGAGAGAACTGAACAAGCCATGCAAGTTCCTGAGCGTGGTCGCACTGGGTGCAAATGATTTCTCAAGCTTTACATACTACGATATTATCAAAAAGGGGACTTTTTACATAAATAGTGACGAGCAATTTGAATCGCGCAGCGGAGAATACTGGAAACTTGTCCAAACGTACCAACATTTTACAAGATCAATACCTACAAACAATATCTTCACATACAGTTTCGCGTTAGATGCATCTTCATTCCAACCCAATGGTTTCTTGAATTTTGCCCCATATGTGAGAACCATGCTGTCGTTTGAAATCATAAAACAGACAACTCCAATGCGGTTGAAAACAACAGCCGTTTGTTTGAATTGGTTGACATTTGACTCTGGCACTACGCATTTGAAATTTAATTAAATAAATCATCATACCATTGTGAGATCGGTGACCTTGTAAGAATCGCGTCCGAGTTTCATCGTTCTATCTCTACCGGTTACCTTGAACTGACAGCCTGGCAATACTAT